ATGCCGCCGAGCGCGCGCAGCTTTGAGGAGCTGCTGAAGACCGCCGAGCGATCGGCCGTGCACCTCGAGATGCGGGACAACTACGGAGTCACCGGAGAGGCCGAGGATTTCGAGAACTGGCGTCGCACTGGACTCCGAGACGTCGACCCTGACTCGGCGTACTGGGCGCCCTGGGTGCGCCTCGTCACGGAGGCTGTCAGCCGCGGCGTCGTCGTGCGGCGGGCTCGCATTGTGTCCGAGCCCGTCACCGACTACATCCGGTACGAGCATGCGGGGACACCGGTCAACCTTCGCGCCGGCGAGCAAGTGCGGTGGCTCCCGCGCCGCCAGGCGTCCAACATCGCCCTGCCCGGAAACGACTTCTGGCTGATTGACGGTCGGCTTGTCCGATGGAACCACTTCACCGGCGACGGCGCATCGGCTGGGCCAGAGGAGACCGAAGACATGGCGGCCGCGAAGTTGTGCGCCTCTGCGTTCGAAGCCGTATGGGAACGGGCCATCCCACACGAGCAGTACCAGATCCGCTAACGGCACAGGACAGGCCAGCCCATGCCCATCTCCCCGTCTTCGTCGGCGCAGGCGGCACGCGAAGTAGTCGCGCGGCGCCTGCGTGACCTCCGCAAGGAGGCAGGGTTGACGGTCACTGAGCTGGCCGAGCGGTGCAACTGGCATCACGCCAAGACCTCTCGCGTCGAGAATGCTCGAACGGCGCCCTCCGCCAAAGACATCAGGTTGTGGTGCGACGCTTGCCGCGTGCCGGACCAGGCCGAAGGGCTCATCGTCCAGTCGCTCAACGCGGAGTCGATGTATAGCGAGTGGCGCCACCAGGTACGCAACGGCCTCAAGCAGATGCAGGACAACCTGGTGTCCTTCTTCCAGGAGACCCAGCTGTTCCGGGTGTACTCCTCGACTCTGGTCCCGGGACTTCTCCAGACAGAGGGCTACGCGGCGGCGGTCCTGCGCGCGGTCGCCGATTTCAGGGAGCTGCCGTCTGACGACAGCGCCGATGCGGCACGGGCCCGGGTCCATCGGTCTCGCATCATTCATGAGCCCGGGCACCGTTTCGTCCTGCTTATGGAGGAAACGGTGCTCTACCACCAGGTCGCCGACACGGACGCTATGGCGGCCCAGCTCGGCTACCTGCTGACTGCCGGTGCGATCCCTTCGGTCTCGCTCGGCATCATCCCGATGTCAACACCGGAGCGGAAGCAGTGGCCGCGCGAGACGTTCCACGTGTACGACGACGCGCTGGTGTCAGTCGAGCTCGCCTCGGCGCAGGTAAAGATCACGCAACCCAGCGAGATCGCTGTGTACCTGAAGGCGTTTGAGCAGCTGCGAAGCATGGCTGTGTACGGCACTCAAGCGAGAGGCCTGATCGTGAAGGCGATCGAAGCCCTCGGATGACCGTGGGCGCACGAAAACGCCCCCTGCCCGGCCCGCAGGCCAGACAGGGGGCGCATCACTCGGGTGACTCTCACACTCCAGTTCGGTCACGCTTCTGTGCACGCAGCACCATGCGGGTGCGCTGCACCATCAGCGCGGCGATCGCCAAGACCACCGCCGTGCGGATACTCCGCAGCACCGCAGCCGGACACCCGTCCGGCCACAGCGCGATGAGCACCGTGTAGGCGAACAGCAGTCCTAGCGCGACACCGACCGCCATCAGGTGGCGGCCTGTCGCCGACCGCCACCATGGCATCCGCACGTGGTACACCACCACGAACGCTCCGCACACCAGAGCCGCCACCCCCGATGCCACCGTGTTGACCCACATGTCCACGCTCATCTCCCTCACTGCGCCCCTCCCTCCAGCGCTGCGCGGATCCGGTCGGCGAAGTGGTTCTCTTCCCGCTCCCGGCGCAGGCGCTGCACCGCGGCCTCCACCAGCGGCCGGCGCTCCTCGGCTTGCTCGCGTGCCGTCCGTGCCCGGTCCAGCGCGCCCTCCGCCTCGCGCTGACCCTGGCTCGGCTCACCGCGGCGGACCAGCCGCCTGATCCACTCGATCACCGGGAGCCACCTCCCCCCGCGGTGCCGGGCGGGGCAGGGAGTTGAGCACCTGATTGCCCAGCCGGGCCATCTCCAGCAGCTCACCCACCTGCTCCCGCTCCGCCTGCCGAGCCGCCTCCGACTCGGTGTGCGCGGCCCGCCAGGTGTCGCGCTCCTCCCGCATGTCCTGGAGTGTGGAGCGGGGTACCAGGCGGCCGGTCAGGATCAGCAGCACGACCAGCGCGAGGAGCGCGGTCGGCCCTGCCTCCGTGACCGGCAGCCCGAAGACCTCAGCGCCCACCGGCGGTCACACGCCCCGCGGCTGGGACCGCGCGGTGATCAGGCTGTCCTGCGCGCGGGCCGAGACACCGGCCGGCTTCCACAGGCCGAAGTGGGCGAGCACACCGGTGGCGAAGGCGACCAGCGCCAGCACGGCCGCCGTGCCGAGGTCGAAGCCGGGGCCCGGGTGGGCGACTTCCACGAGCAGGCCGTTGACGCCGGACAGGGCCAACAGCAGCACTGCCTTCGTGCCGGCGTGGGTGACACGGGTGGTGACCAGGCCGACGAGCACCGGCAGGACGACGCTGATCAGCAGGCCGATCCAGTACGCCGTGTCCAGGGTGACGTTCATGACGGTTCCGTTCTCGGGTAGGGGTGGGGGTTGTGGGTCAGGCGTCCCAGCGCAGGGCGCGCAGGACGCGGCGCTCCACGCGGGCACCGTCGGCGTCCGCGCGGATCTCGACCTTCAGCTGCTCGTCCTTCGTGAGCATGCCGTTCCGTGTGGCCGAGGCGTTCAGCACGCCCTCGGGGCCGATGACGCCGACGTCGATCGGCAGGTCGTGGGACGGGTCGTTCGGCGCGGAGAGCATCAGGTCGTGGAACCGCAGCGTGATCCGGGCGCCCGGCTCGCCGCGGACGGTCGCATACGTCGTGACGGTGTACGTGCAGGGGCCTTGGAGGAGCGCGGTGTCGTCGGCCATGCGCAGCAGCCGGTAGACGTTGGCGTCCAGCTCGGGCCCGCCGGCCTGCGACTCGGTGATGACGGTGGGCATGGCGGGGTCCTCCTTAACGGGGGCGGGCTCGGGGTCCTTGGTCGTCGGCGACTTCGGGCGGGGCGCGCCGGCCTTCACCCACGCGTAGATCGCGTCGCCGGGGCAGGTGGTGGCGTAGCCGTCGCGGTGCCCGCCGAGCCAGTCGCCGGCCGGGCCCTGGGCGCGGCAGTAGTCGATGGCGTCCCGGGCGCCGTGCAGCTGCGCGTCGGTCGGCTCCGTCAGGCCTGACGAGCCGACCAGCAGGCACACCGCGTAGCACTCCTCGTTGAGCGCGGTGGAGCCGTTCGCGCTGTTGCGGCGGTCCAGGCCGCGGCCCTCGAACACGGCGCCGTGGGTGCAGACAATGAACGAGTAGCCGATGTCCGACCAGCCGTTGCCGTCCATGTGGGACGCCTGGAGCATCCGCACGTAGGCGGCGCACGCCGAGTGCGGCCGGTCCTCGTACCCCGTGCCGAGGTAGTGCAGCTTCACGCCGCGGCGGGGCCGCGAGTAACGGGTGGCGCCGGACGGCGTGCGGTACGGGCGGGCGCCCCACTCCGACCGGGAGACGAGATCCATGGGCCCTCCAGGGCATGAGAAAGCCCCGGGCCGGTCGGCGCGGGGCGGGGTCGGGGGTGGGCTACGGGGTCGGCAGCTCGACGTACCGCAGCCGGTACGAGGAGTCGGACAGCGCCATGTAGAAGAGGTTCTGGTGGTCGGCCACCGGCGACCGCTTGATGACCCAGCCGCCGACCTCCACGTTGACCAGGCCGGACCCGGTCGGGCCGACGTCGTCGATGGTCAGAAGCGTCCCGGTGTCTTCGACAAGGGCGCAGTTGGCCAGCCAGGTCTCGGCGATGTAGCGGCCGTTGGTGCCGTCGTACTGGATCGACTCGTACCGCTCGGTCACGAGTGCCATGGGTGCTCCTTCTCGGGTCAGCCGGTACGGATGGCGCGGAGCCACGAGCCGGCGGCCACGCGGGTAGGGGTTGCGTTCGATGCCACCTGCGCCCAGTTGAAGCTGGCGTTGCCGGCGCCGGTGGTGATGATCCGGCCGTGCAACGGATACGCCATCTGGTTGGCGCCCGGGTGGCCGTAGCCGGCCGCCGTGCCGAGGCTGAAGGACCGCTGCCTGATCGTGTTCGCGTCGCTGGAGGCCAGCGTGTCGGGACCCATGACGGACCAGGTGCCGACCGCGCCGGCCGGGCCCGCCAGCGTGCACATCAGGTCACCGGCCTGGTTCGCGTTCGAGGTCAGGATCATGCCTTCGATCTGGTACTCGGCCGACGCGGCGAGCGCCAGGATGAGCTCGGGATCCGCGGTCACGGTCGTCGTGCTGGCGCGGTCGGTGTCGGCGGCCTTCATGGCCTCCAGCGGGACCGCGGCCTGCAGAAGGCTCGCGGTGATGCGCCGCCCGGCCGGATACACGGGGTAGGGCATGCGGGTCCTCCTACAGGGCGATGATGGTGGGCGTGGCCAGGCGCACGTCCGTGCCGGCGGTCTGCGACTTCGAGATGCCGTTGACGGCCCGGACGACGGTGAACGTCTGGGGCGAAGCTGCGCCCGTGATGCTGGTGACGGTCATGACCTCGCCGCCGACGCGGATGTCGAACGGGCAGTCGGCCGGGTCGGTGGTCCACGGTGCTTGGTCCGAGGCGACGGTGAGGCTGGTCGCGCTGGCGCTCACGCCGCTGACGAGCGACGAGCCGTCGGTGTCGATCCGGCCGAGGATCGGATCGTCCAGGATGCCGACCGACCACGGGGAAGCGGGCGAGCACGCGAACGTGATGGTCCACTCGGGGGCCTGGATCGTCTCGTGCCAGCCTTCGACGACCAGGTCGACGTCCTGGCCGCCCGCCCAGACGGGCAGGTTGGTGATGCGCAGCAGGTCCCCGGGGCGCAGCGCCAGGACGTCGTCGATCAGGTCGGGCTGCTGGTGCAGGTAGACGGTGACGGACGGGTAGCGGGCCTCCTCCACGGTGCCCAGGTGCAGTCTCCATCCGGCCTGCGGCGCCACCTGGTCGTCGCTGAAGACGTTCAGCTCGGGCGCCTGGTCGATGCGGCCGATGCCGTGCGGCGGGGCCTGCACCGACAGCCGTCCGGTCTCCAGCACCGCGCGCGCCGAGGAGCCGTTGACCCGCTTGACCTCCACGTCGTTGACGACGCGCTGCGTGTCGCGGACCGGCTCCAGCGGCGGGGCGACCTGCCCGCCCGCGTAGTCGAGGGTGAGCGCCGGGGTCTGGTTGTACAGGCTCATCCGGTCGCGGTAGTGCAGTCCGAGGCGCTCGGGGTCCTCGCCGAGCATCCCGCCGTCGACGTCGGCGGCCTCCTCCAGCAGCTCCAGCAAGGGCATGACGCGCTGCGGGCCCAGCTGCTCCGAGCTCGCGGTGGTGTCCCCGTCCACCCACGAGAACGGCACAGCCTCCTCGGCGGTCAGCCGGGCGAGCCGGTCGAGGGCGGTCTCTCCCCGGAGCCCGTTGTCCGCATTGTCGAAAGCCATCGTCCCGACTGAGGGCGCGCCGCCGCTGTAGGTGGCCGGGGTGGGGAACACCGCCAGGTGGCCGATCGAGAGGTTTTCCCAAGAGGCGTGATCCCAGACGTTGTGGACCCACGTCACCTGCCCGGCCGTGGTCGCCCAGGAAATCGGCAGGTAGTACCACGTGTTCGCCTCCACATCGAGCCACGCGGCGTAGAAGCGCGTGTTGGCGCCGTCCTGCGCGGTGAACAATTGCAGGCGGTTCCACCGGCCCTGGAACGCGGCGACCGGGGCGGGGTCCGCCCACGTGTTCGTGGCGAGCAGGACGTCATCGGCGTCACGCAGGTCCAGCCGGATCCCCGTCGAGCCCGCCTTCACGATGAACTGCGCGACCGCCGACCCGGCGATCTGCACGCGCAGGAAGTCTCCGGAGATGCCTGCGGGCAGGGTGGGGGCCTTGTAGACGAGCTCCACGTGCCAGCCCACAGCGGCGGAGCGGGGCACACGTGCGGACAGGGTGGCGTAGGCCGCGGTCGTCGGCAGCGGCGCCGAGCCAGGCAAGGTGTCATCGTTCGCCAACGTCAGCCCGGAGTACTTCAGCGGAGAGACCCCGGCGATCGGGGAGTAGATCTGGGTGGCTTCCTCGCCCTCCTCCATGGGCCAGTACGCCAGCGGGCTGAAGGTCGGGATCCGGCGGCGCAGGGTGCTGTCGAGCGGCTTGCTCGTGCGGGACAGGCGCTCCAGCACGCCGCGGCCGCGCACCGGTACCCACGCGTCCGCGCCCGAGAGCGTCCACCGGGACGGCCAGGACTCGATCTCCCCGGCGCCGCGGTACTGGGAGCGGGTGATCTCCGCCGTGCCGGAGAGCGACCAGGCGCGGCCGGCGCTGTCCGTCCACGCGGTGGTCCCCTCGGCCAGGGCCCGGAGGTCAGGCGCGGCGACGACGGCGCCGCCGATGCCGTTGCGGACCTCGGCGCGGTGGATCCGCCCGTCCAGCGGCAGGCGGTTCGGGGTGGAGGTGAGGTCCGTGGGGCCGATCGTCAGCGGGGAGGTGGACGCGTACACGCTGGTGATGCCGCTGCCGGTGGCCGTGAACAGGGTGGTCCACGGCCCGTCCATGCTGGGTGCCCAGTACAGGGTGGCGGTGTGGCCGCCCGACCCGTTGTTCACGTCGAGGGTGGCGCGCAGCGCGGCGCGGCGCAGCCCGCCGGGCAGGGGCGCTTCGACGAAGTGCTGCGTCGCGTTCGTCCCGCCGGTGGTCCACACGAACGTGACGATCGCGACGCCGATGCGCAGGAACCACGAGCGCTGCCCGCTGTCCGTCTGCGACCACTTCCCGATCAACGTTTGCCTGTTGGTGGTGTACCAGTTCCGGGCGGTCAGCTCCACGCGGACGTCGATGTCCCCGGTGATGTCCAGGGCGGCGGTGTCGGGGGTGGTGGCGATGCCGGTGGTGGTGCGGTCCAGGCGCAGGTAGGACTCGGATCCGGGCATGGCGACCCGGATCGGGGTGTTCGGCGTGAGTTTGCCGTACCGGGGGGACAGGGGGTTCAAGTCGCTGAACTCCCCGTCGCGGTTGTTGATCGTCAGGCTGATGTCGGTGGGGTCGGCGCGGGAGCCTTCGGCGCGGCGGCCGGTGGAGATCTCGATGGGGTCGCGGTGGTAGGCGCGGCCGGTGATGTCCTCCCACGATCCGTCCTGCTGCAGCTCCACGCGCGGGGTGGGGATGGGCACGAGCGGGGGTCCTTTCTAGGAGGCGCGGCCGAAGGCTTTCTGCACCGACCCGCCGCCCTCGCGGTCCACGGTGATCCGCAGCAGCCGCGTGAACTCGCTCTGGACGAAGTCCACCAGCAGCCTTTGGTCGGCTCGGCTGTTGGCGGCGGTGGCGGTGGGGCGGGACAGGCCGGGCACGTCGACCAGGTGCCGCATGGTGGCATCCAGTTCAGCCTTGCCGTCCTCCGCGCCCTGGACGATGCCGGCGGGGATCCACCGGCCGACTTCGCGGGCGAGCACCTTCGAGGGGGAGTTGATGCCGAGCGCGCGGGCGATCGGTCCGGGGATCAGGTCCTTCGCCCAGCCGATCAACGTCGACTTGAGCCACGCGCCCATGCTTTTGATGCCGTTCCACAGGCCGCGGACGACGTCCTTGCCCGCGTTCAGCAGCAGGCTGCCGAGGTTGCCGAGCGCGCTCTTGATGCGGCCGGGCAGCCCGCGGACGTAGGCGATCAGCCCGAGGACCTTGTTGACGGTGCCGGTCTTGATCCGGTCCCAGTGGCGCAGGAAGAACTGCACCAGCGGCAGGCCGCTGATGAAGCTGAGGATCATCTTGCCGACGCCCTGGATCTTGGACCAGACCCAGTCCCACGCCTGCCCGGTCCACTGCTTGATCTTGTCCCAGTTGGCGACGATCAGGGCGGTCAGGCCGATGATCGCACCGATGATCCAGCCGATCGGGCCCATGGCAATCAGCCACTGCGCGGCCATGACCACGGCCCAGGCGACCGCCCGGGCGGCCATGAGAGCGAACTGCCCGACGGCGGTCAGCGCGGCGCGGACGACGGCTGCGACCCAGATGCCGATCGACACCAGGGCGGAGCCGACCCAGGCGCCGGCGGTGGTGGTCGCGGAGATGACCGCGGCGAGCGCGATCCGGGCGTAGGCCATCAGGCCGAACGCCATCATGCGGGCCCACCCGGCGATGGCCGCCCACGCGGACGTCGCCATGATGGCGTTGGCGCCGGCGACGATCGCGGCGCCCGCCCCGTACAGCAGCATCCCGATCCGGATCGCGGCCAGCGCGGTGATCAGGCCGGTCAGGACCGGCGTCGGAACAGCGGCGATCACCCTGCCGAACGCTTCGGCCACCATCGTCGTGACGCCGAGCAGGGGAGCGACCGCCCGGAGGACAGCGAGCGCCGCTTCGGCGAGGGTGCCCAGCGTGTCGCCGCCCTCGTCCGCGATCCGCAGGAACCTCTCGAACCCCTCGCTGCCCTTGAGGGAGGAGGCCCAGTCAGCGAACGCGCCGGTCATCCCGACCAGCCCGCCGGTCACGTCGCCCGATGCGGGGGTGAACGCGGCCGCCAGCGACCCGAACCCCACGGCCAGGTTCTTGATGATGGTCAGGAAGTTGCTCAGCGCGGGGCCAGCGGCGCCCGCCATGTCGTCGGCCCACTCCTTGAACTTGGCCGACTCCACGCCCTTGGCGACCTTGTCGAGGAAGCCGCCGAAAGCCTCGGCCGCGGCCTTCACGAACGGGGTGAGCCGGGGCAGCAAGCCGCGGAGGATGTTGATGCCCTTGGTGAACACCGGCATCGTGCTGGACGCGAGGCTGTCGGACCACTTCTGGTGGTCGTCCTTCAGCCCGGCCAGCGCCTTGGACATCTTCTGTGTCGCGGGCGGCATCCCGGCAAGCTGCTGCTCGTAGGCGGCGTCGGCCTCCTTGGCCGCCTTGGTCGCCGACTCGGCCTCACGCAGCGCGGCCTCGTACTCCTTGCCCCCCTTGGCCGCCAGCTTCTGCGCGGCCGCGGTCTTCAGCGCTGCCTTCTCGTGCGCTGCCTCCGCGGCCTCGGCCGCCGTGGAGGCTTCGGTGACGGACTCCAGCTGCGGGCCGGCCGCGAGCTGGAACGCCTTGGCCGCGGCGCCCGCGGAGGCGAACGCGGCGGCCATGCCGCCCACCGCGGTGGCGGCCGCGGCCGCTGCCGGGGCGCCGACGCCAAGCGCGGCGACCGCCTTGCCCAGCCCGGCCAGCGTGCGCTTGGCACGCTCGGCGCCGGCCTGCAGCTGGTCTGTGTCGATGCCCAGGCGCACCGTCATCGACTCCAGGGTGGCCATGGCTCACCACCCCTCTATGCGGTTATGCGGTGCGGACGGTGCCGCCCATCGCGATCGTCGCGGCCATCGCGGCGCGGAACATCTCCTCGGGCGACTGGCCGGCCCGGCGGTCCCAGCGCGGGATGAAGTCGCTCACCGGCAGCGGCCTTCCCTTGGTCCTCTGGCTGTTGATGACCGACGCGGCGACCATCGCGGCATGCACGTCACCGCGGCGGGAGCCGAGCGGCCCGGCGATCCGCTCATACGCCTGCCACTCCGACAGCTCGCGGGAGGAGACGTGGGCGAGCATCTCGGCGACGGACCGGTGCCCGAGATGCTCGGTCAGGCGGAAGTAGAACTGCCGCTCAGGGCGGCGCCGGAGTTTCCCAGGAGCTCCGCCTGGTCCTCCTCCGTCAGGCCGGACAGGCGCATGGCGACGTCGCACACCCGCTGCAGCGCGGTCGCGCTCTTCTCGCCCAGCCGCCGGGTCTCCGCCTCGGAGCGGAACATCCGCTTGCCGTTCTCGTCCACGATCGCGGCCGCGGCGAGACGGGCCCGGAACCCGGCGAGCTTCTCGGTGTTCAGCGAGGTGCCGGATGCGCTCACCATGGACGCTTCGATCTTGTCGCGTTCGGTGCCGGACAGGGCGCGCACCCGCACGGTGCCGCCCCACTCCGGCACGTCGACGTCCTCGGTGCTCAGGTCCTCGGCGTCGAGGATCTGCTGCGGAGACAGGTACGTCGTCATCGGCGTCACACTCCGGTGGTGATGGTCGGCTTGCCGGAGACCTTGAAGGTCAGGGAGGCGGCCAGCTTTTCGTCGTGGGGGGCCTCCGGCTCGAAGGCGGTGAGGATCGCGGCGAACGCCCAACTGCCGAGGGAGCCGGGCCACACGATCTTGTAGTTGCGGGGCTCGGTGTCGTCGAAGTCGGCGACCAGGACGTCGTGTTCGCGCGGGTCGTAGTTGATGTCGATGGACACCTCGCCGCCGTCCTTCAGGCCGCCGATGTGCTCGCGCCAGCCATCGGCCGAGTCGTGCGCGGTGACGTCGTAGGTCTCCCGCTCGATGCCGGGAGGGGTGATGTTCGTGACGGCGGCGATGGCGGTGAACACCTCGCTGCCCGCGCCGTCGCCGCGCTGCAGCTGGGTGCCGAATGCGTCCAGTCCTGCCATGGTCAAGCCTCCTTGGTCAGCCACACCCGGTAGGTCACGTTGATGTGCCGGATGTCGGGGTCGGGGTCACGCAGCTGGGTGTGCTGCTGGTGGGCGATCGACACGTCACCGAACCCGGCCACCGTCAGCGGTTGCCGGTCCAGCGCGTCGTCGAGGGCGGACAGGATCCGGGACGCCTCACGCCAGCCCCGGTAGCGCGACCACACGTGCAACACCACGCTGGCCTCCAGGCCGCGCTGGTTGTGCGCGTCGTCGACCAGCTCGCTGATGGAGCCGATCGTCACGTAGGGGGTGGTGGCCGCCTCCGGTACCTCGTCGTGCACGCCGGTCACCAGGGCCATCAGCGGGGCGTGGCCGGTGAGCTTGGCGTACACCGCCTGCTGCAGCGGCCACAGGGCAGCGGTCACGAGCCGGACCCCAGGTGCCGGCGGAACGCGGCGCGGTAGGTGGCCGTGACCTGGCGGCGGTGCTCGTTGAACGCGGGCACGAGGTAGGGCTGGTCGGGCATGGAGCTGGTGCCCTTCTCCACGTGCAGCGCGTACTCCAGTTCCTCGGGGTCCCACACGCCGACCTCGGCCCGGCCGTAGCGGGTGTCGACCCGCTGGTCGAGGGCCTCCCACAGGGAGCCGGTGTCGCGCGGGACGCGTTGCTCGGCGGTGTCCTGCACGGCGTCGGCCCACTCGGTGAGGGTCTCGCCGCGGGCCTGGCGCATCGCTTCGGGTACGCGGGCGACCGCGCGCAGCGCGCGGTCCAGGCCGTCGAGTCGGGCTCGGGCCATCGGTGGTCCTCCTCGTCAGGGCAGCTGCAGGACGGCGACCGTGACCGAGGTGACGGCGCTGTAGGTGATGGCCGCGCGGCCGGTCATCGGGTCACGGAACGCCGACTTCAGCGGGATGAACGCGGAGCCGGAGGCGGGGATGGTCTGGGCTGCGTCGGCCACCGCGAGGTCGCCGACCGAGCCGGGGGTGGCGACGGTGACGGTCTTGGAGGTGGCGTCGCCGTTGCGGACGTGCAGCACCAGCTTCTCGCCGACCGGAGCCTGGTCCCCGCCGCCGGCGGCGGCGGCGTAGGTGGGCTGCAGCCCAGACAGGGGCATGCTCTGCACGCTGAGGATGGCCATGGTCTCTCCCTAGGGTTGGCGGGCGGAGGCGTCGGCCCGCAGGTAGGTACCGGGCTGGGACGGCTCGAACGTGGCGAGCACCTCGTAGACAGTCCCGTCCCGGCGCAGTTCGTCGCCGCGGCGGACGTCGGCGTCAGCCCGCAGGTAGATGACGTGGGTCAGGCGGGACTCGGCCTGGTCGGCGGCCTGCCGCTCGCGCGCCGAGGGCTGCGACAGGCGGGCCGGGACGGTGGCCTGCAGGGCCCAGGTGGTCTCCTGCCCGCCGCCTCCGTCGTCGACGGTCGTCACCCGCCACACCTCCAGACGGGCGTTGAGGTAGCGGCCGATGCGGCTCACCGCGACCTCACCACCGCGACGCCCCCGCCGAACCGGGCGCGCAGGCGGGCGCGCAGGTAGTCGGGCAGTTCCATCTCGGTGATCCGGCCGTGGTCCCCGAACGTGACGGCGTAGTCGCCGATCCGCTCGGAGCGCACGTCGCGGGCGGCCAGGCCGGTGCCGCCGTCCTCGCTGCGGTAGGCGACCAGGGCCGCGGCGGCGATCCGGCACACCAGGTCGACGATGTCCGCCGGGACGGTGGGCAGGCCGTGGGTGTAGGTGACGGTGACCTCGGACGGCTCGCACGTGGGCGACCAGCCGGAGGCAAGCCAGAGCACGCTGCTGCGCAGGCGGTAGTCGGTGACCGCCTGGCCGTCGATGAGGACGGCGGAGACCGCGGTGACAGGCGGGCCGGGCAGACGCAGGCGCTGCCCGGGCTCGCCGTCGAGGGTGACGGTGGAGGTGGTCTGGCTGATGGGGCAGCCGGCCGCCTCACGTACCGCTGCGGAGGCGACGTCGAGGTAGACCTCGGCGATGTCCGTCTCGCCGCTTTCGACGGTCACGCCGCGGGCGGTGAGGTCGGCCACCGTCGCCAGAGGATCCAGTGCCACGGTGGCCGCCTCTCACGCGTCGTCGCGGGCCGGGGGCTCCGGCTCGGAAGCGGGACGGGGGTCTGTGACCTTTGCCTCCACGCCCTCGGGGCGGGGGCCGCCGTCGTCGGTCCACTCCACGCGCGGCCGCGGGCCGGTGTGCCCGTCGTCCTTGGTGCGGTCCTCGGTGACCGGCGCGTCGTCCTCGGTGTCGGGGGTCTGGTCGTTGCGCTCGTCACTGGCCATCGTGCTTCTCCTCGCTGCTGGGCGCCGGTGCCTGTGTGGCGTTGTCGATGAGCTGCTGCTTGGTCAGGTCCTCGGCTTGGTCGCGGTCCATGCCGAGGTGGGTCACGGCGTAGGTGACCCAGTCGCTCTTGGTCGCGTTGACGGCGGGCCGCTTGACGGTCTGCTCGTCGGTGTCGTCGGCCGGGGCGCTCTCGTCGAGGGGGGTCCACTCGCCGGAGGCGATGCGGGCGCGGATGGTCTTCTCGTCGAAGGCCGGGCCGACGGTCACCACGAACGGGGCGCCGGCCGGGCCGCGGAAGCGGAGCTCGTCACCTACGCGCATCAGATGATCACGTCCGCTGCGGCGAGGCCGGTGGGGCGGATGACCTTCGCGCCGTACAGGTGCAGGCCCTTGACGATGTCGGCGAACCCCTTCTCCTTGCGGGCCGCTTCGGTTTTGTTGATCTGCTCGGCGTAGGTGACCGCGCCGGAGTACCCGGCGATGATCAGCTTGCCCGCGCCCGCACCGGGACCGTTGGGGGCGTTGTTGGACTTGCGCAGGGAGAATCCGGCGGCCTCGCCGACGATGCCGTTGGTGCGGGTCATCGCGCCGGCGGCGTCGCCTGCGGCGATGAACCGGTCGTCCTTGAGCAGCAGGCCGTGGAACGCCGGGGTGATCACGGCCCACCGGCCCTCGGCCGGGACGTTGTCGGTGTCGAGGATGACGCCGAGGTCGACCAGCAGGTCGTAGGCGTCGGACGGGGAGGCCAGGGTCTGCTCGGCGACCAGGTTGCCAGCGTCGACGCCGGCCGCCATCAGGCCGGCCACGTACTGGTCGGCGACGTCGCGCAGCTTGTACGCGGCCTTGCGGGCCTGCTCGGTCAGCAGCGCGCCGCCGGACAGGGCCTGGCGCTTCTCCACGTCGTCGACCTCGAAGGCGAAGTACTTCGCCTGGTCGATGGTCAGCGCGGTGTCGGAGTCGTCGACGTCTTCGATGACGATGTCGACGTGCGGGCTGTAGGTGCCGATGGTCGGGTCGGCGAGCGAGGTGATGTGGACGACGTCGCCGTACTGGGCGATGTCTCCCTCGTAGTCGCGGTTGATGACGCCCGGGGCGGCGTAGACGTGGGACTTTTCCAGGGTGACCAGGAGGTCGGCGTTCCAGATCTCCGGCTTGAAGGCGCTGATGGCCATGGGGTGTCTCCGTTCGGGGGGTTACCGGGTGGAGCCGAGGTAGTCCTGCAGGCGGCCCTCGTCGCGGGCCTTGAGGATCTCGGCGTGCTTGCCCTCCGCGGACAGGCGCTTGACGTCTGCCTCGGTGAGCTGGGGTGGCCGGCCACTCCCCTTGCGGGCGCCGGAGTCCGCGGTCCCTTGGAACCGCTTGGTGCCGCTTTGCGCGGCGGCGAGGTAGGGCTTGCGCTTGAGCAGGTCATCGATGGCGTCGGCGACCTCCTCGGCGTCGACGTTGCCGTCGGCGTCGACTTCGAACTGGGCGGGGTCGAGGTAGACCAGCGCGTCGGCCGGGTCGGCGAGCTTGCCCGCGGCGGCCGCGCGTACCTCCGCGCGCACGATCCTGGCGTTGGCCTTGGCCATGGCGGCCTGCTCGGCCTGCCGCGCCAGCGCCTCGGCGTCCGGCTGCTCTCCGTCGGCCGGCTGCTGCGCGGCGGCGAGCTGCTGTTCGAGCTCCCGGCGCCGGTCGCGCTCGGTGCGCCACTTGGACTTCATGGTGTCCAGGGCCTTCTTGCCCGGGTCGCCGAGCTCCTCGGCACCGTCCGGGTCGGGCTCGTCGACGTCCTGCTCGCCGGCGTCCGGAGCGTCGGGGGTGGTGTCGTCGATCGGCTCGTCGGATACGACCGGCTCGGCCTCGGGCGTGGGTGTGCTCATCGTCGTCTCCCATTGCGGGGTCGGGGACCGGGCGTTGCGCGCGGTCAGAACAGGTAGCCGTAGCGGCGCAGCAGGCGGATCGCGTGGGCGCGGTTGTCGGCCTGCCGGTAGATCTCCTCCGGGAGCAGCCGGGGCGCGGTGGCGGTGGCGTAGCGGTTGCCGGGGATCTTCTCGAACTGGGCCCGGCGGGATCCGTACAGGCCGCGGCGGGTGGTGCCCTCGGTGGTGGCCTGCACGGTGCGCCGGTAGCGGGTGGCGGTGGTCATGCCGCGGCGGGCGTTGACCACCTGCGCCAGGTCCGCGCCGTCACCGATCGCCCGGGCAGCGGGGCGGCCGAACGCCTTGCGCTGCTGCTCGGGGCTCATCTGCTCGTACAGCTGTTTGGGGCTGGCCAGCTCCCAGGTGTCGCCCGGGCGGCGCGGCGCCATGGTGCAGTCGCAGCGCGGATGACGCAGGAACCCCTCGGACAGGCTGTACTCGGCTCCGGCGAGGATGATGCAGCGCGGGCAGGCGGGCAGCTCCACCACGCGCACGTAGGTGACCACGCGGGGGCGGGCGATCATCCCGGCCATGTCCGCGATCCGGCCCGCGTCCGCGATCAGCGAGCGGGTCACCATCTCCAGGAACGCCGCTCCGGACAGGATCGACAGGGCCGTCGACCAGCCGCGGCCGACCCGGTTCAGGGCGACGATCAGCGGATACAGCAGCGGCACCGTCAGGTCCCCGGTCGCCGCCACGGCAGCTTCGGGTTTGACCTGCCCTTCACCCTCGCCGACCTCGCCGCGCAGCCACGCTTCGCTGCTGGACGCCGCGGTGAGCTGGCCGCGCCGGATCAGCGCGGCGACCAGCGCGGCCCGCGCCAGCCACGACCGCTCCAGGTCCTCCGGATCAACGCCGGACCACACCGTGCGCACCGCCCGCGCGGTGGCCGCACCGAGCTCGGCCCGCTCCTGCTGATGCTGGCGGGCCTGCTCCGGCGGGCTCACGCCACCGCCCCCTCCGGCTCGGCCGGCGGCGCGTCCTCGGGCTGCTGGGCGAGCATCCGCCCCGCGGCCGCCAGCGGGTCCAGTTCGTGCTCCCGCTCGATCATCGCCAGCAGGTCGACCACCTCGGCCGGGGTCAGCCCGTAGCGCAGGGCGAGGAACTCGAAGGGGAACCCGATCTGCTTCAGCTTCAGCAGCGCGTCCGCCAACTGCGCCTGCGAGCGCGACTCGGCGTCCGCCCACAGCATGTGCCCCGACCGCAGCGCACGGGCCTTGTCCTCGTTGTCCTGGACCAGGGCGATCAGCGCGAACACCTCACGCAGCGCCTGGCCGTACCACAGCTGTTTCTCCTCCACCCGCTTCACCAGGCCGGTCTCCGCCGCCAGCAGCGCGTCCGCGGACAGGTTGGCCATCTTGCCGACCAGGTAGTGCTGGGGTGTGCGGGTCTGGGCGGCGATGTGCCCGACCGCCACTTCGATCACGTCGGTGTACGCGGCCAGGTTGGCGGCCGTCCACTCGGCGATCGACACGTTCTCGCCGGTGAAGAACGCGATCCGGTCGGCGGCCAGCTTCTCCAGGTCCAGCGGCTTCTCGCCGACGACCTCGCCCGCCGCGTTGAGGATCGGCAGCATCGGCCGCTCCGCGCCGAGGACGACCCGCTGCGGGAAGCTGGCGTAGTCGGAGGCGGTGAACAGCTGGGCCCACAGCAGATTCACCGCGTCCTGCATCGGCACCACACCGCGGACGTCGGAGATCGGGTCGTCCACCAGCAGCGGCCGGTTGACCAGCTCGACGACCGGCACCACGCCCATGGGGTTGGGCTGCGGATTCGGTTCGCTCGTCATCTCCCTCGGCGTCCAGCCGTCGTCCAGCAGCTCGTCGACCTTGGCCATGTCCTCGTTCTTCGTGCGCCGCTCCACCGGCCGCTCGAACTTCCACACCTCGTCCGGCAGGTAGAGCACGGCCATGAACTTCTCGCCGTCCTGCCAGCGGCGCAGCGCGGCCCGGCGCCGGCGGCGGGACCCGGGCTCGTAGGCGACGATGCAGCTGGTGGCGTCCTCGAACGTCACCAGCGGTGTCTCCTCGTCGTCCGGGTCGTCCCACACCAGGGCGAAGGACCGGGCGGCGGTCACCGAACCGAGGAACCCCAGCTGGGAGTCGGCGTCCAGGCCGTTGGCCTGCCACACCCGCATCGACTCCGCGTCCGCCTTGTCCTCGCCGTAAGGCTTGATGCCGGTGACCGTCAGCCGCTCCACGGGGGAGTCGGCGACCACCTGCACCCAGTTGTCGGAGAAGTCCTTGTAGCGGTGGCCGTGGAACTTGCTCCACTCGTCCGAGGCGAACTTCAGCTTCTGCTCGCCCCGGTAGTACGCCTGGAACGTGGAGATCTTCTCGTAGCGGTTCGTCAGCTCCTTCTCCAGCGCCTCCACAAGGGCCTTCGCCTGCTTCTCGTCGGCCATGCCGGGCCCCCTCTCACGCGCCGTAGTAGTAGGTCTTCTTCGGTGCTGCCAGGCCCGCGGCGATGACGTCGCCGGCCGCCTCATGCGCGAGGACCGACGTGACACAGGCGTCGATCTTCTGAGCCTCGGATGCCTTGGTCAGCACGTACCGTCCGCCCGGGCGGGCGGCCGCGCGGGTGTTGGCCACGTGCTCGGCGGTGTGCGGGCACCCGTCGTGGGTGAAGCGGGTGTCCTTCTTCGTGACGTCGGTCTTCAGCCGCTCGCACGCCGCGTGCATCTGCACCACGCGCCGCGTGTACCAGCGGATGACCCGCTTCGGCCCGTACTGCTCGGCCCAGTCGTCGACCTCGGTCTCCCAGTACGGCGGATCCGCGTACAGCCGCACCACGTCGAAGTAGCGCATCACCTCGTCCATGGCGGCCTGTACCTCCAGGCGGGGGACCTGGCCGCCGTAGTCCGCCGGGTTCCAGATCGTCGGCAGCTTGTCCGGCCCGTAGGTGGGCGTGAACTGGTAGCCGTCCAGGGTCTCGGCACGGATGGCGGTGTGGTCGTCGAGGTCGGAGCCGTCGAACCCGAGCACGATCCGGGTACGCGGCTTGACCGTCCTCGGCGCCTTTGCTGCCCGGGCCTCCCACGCGGAGGCGTCGAGCCATGCCGTCGTGCCCGAGACGACCCGGTTGCCGTAGAACCGCTCGGCCTGCGCCGGGTCGTGCTCCATCAGCTCGGCGGCCTCGGCTTCGATGGCGTCGAGGTCGACGTGAGCGGACCCGGCGTAGACGATGGTGTGGATCTTCCGACGCTGCCGCTTGTCCTTGTACGACAGGGACGCCGGCGCCTGCGGGTGATAGCGGAAGATGTCCCGGCGCTTAGACGCCGCGGTCGTCTGCGCCACCGAGTTCTCCGACGGATCCCAGGTGTTCGTCGTCTCCATCGACCGGCCGCCCATACCGGCCAGACCGCGGCGCTGCGTCTCAGCGACCCGGCGGAGTTTGTTCTCCTTGGTCCACGTTCCGGTCTCGTCCTGCAGCGCGAAGTTGATCGGGTTACCCAGCCGGGACAGCGCGCTCGAGGTGACGACGTCGATACGGCCAGCGTCGCCGACCCGGACGAACTCCTCACCGACGCGCAGCTGCTCGGCCAGCGGGCCCAGCCTCACCATCGACCTCAGCGGCCGGTACACGTTTGCGACCTGGTCCTCGCTGGACGCGGTCAACTGGATCAGCGGGGTGGGCCACGGTGTGCCCATGGGGTCGCCGGGCTCGTACTCGTACCACCAGCCGCACGGGCAGCCGTGGTCCGCGCACCGGTACCGCTCGCCGCCGCGGGCCCAGCCGGCGAAAACGACCGGGCCGACCGCCTCGGCCAGCACGATCGTCGCCGACCACGGCCCCTTGCCCGTCTTCTGCGGCGCGACCACCTGGGAACGGCGGTAGTGGAACGCCGGCGCCAGCTGGCCCACCGCCGCCTCGGGGCGCACACGGTAGTGGTTGGCCGTGCACCACAGCTGCCACGGGTACAGCTCCATGCGCTCGCCCGCGCGGAAGCCATCCGGTATCGGGCAGTGCTCCTCGATCCAGTCCGGCACGACCCACAGGGTCGGGAAGTCGACCAGGAACCCGGTGTCAGGTGCCTTCGCCACTGGGCACGACCCTCAGCCGGTCGCGCGCACTCGCGCGCCGCACGGGCGCGGCCGCGGCCTGCTCCACCACCTCGGCGGCCGGGGCGACCTTCCACCGGTTGCGCAGCATGCCCGCCACGCTCAGCCCGAGACTGTCGAGGTAGCCGCGGATCATCTTCTTCACGTCGACCCGGCAGTCGGGCCGCTCAGCCTCCGCCAGGGTCCGGCAGAACAGGGCCACTTCAAGCACCTGCTCCAGCGCCTCCCAGGCGACCGCCTGCGGCTTGGCCCACAAGTCCTCCCACAGGTCCGCCTCGCGGTCGGTCTGCTCGGTCAGCGGCCACTGCGGCGCCGGCCCGGTGCGGCCCTCGGCCGGCAGCGTCGTCCACCCGCCCGCCTGAACCGCCTTCGCGGACTTCAGCGAGTTCGGGTCCGGCGGCGGACCGGACGCGGCGTGTCCCCCACGGGGCATAGTGATCACTCCTTCGCGCGCTGCGTTGCGCAGCACCGACGGCCGTCACCTTGCGTCACGGCCGGTTGTCGATCATGGACCTTCTGACCCGGCGGACCTCGCAGAGCCCTCCCCGGCGTTCGGCCACCCCACCTGGCCGGGGGTCACCCCCCACACCCCATCCGTTGGTTAGTCACATGAGGTGACGAGGGGCCAGTGCAGCCACCTGCGTGAAACCCGAGTGCTCTGGCAGGTGCTGTTGAGCGCGCTGGCCCATGGCGGCCTTACGGTCTGGACGATGCGAGGAGAAGCGATGACGCAAACCGAAGTCCGGCAGCCCGTGCGGGTCGTCTGTCCGGAGTGGTGCTCGAGCGGGCCTTGCTCGACAGGCGGGCCGGCGCACAGGCCTGACGAGGTCATGCATACGTCTGGCTCCGTGTATCACGCCGTGCCAGATGGGTCGGGCCTCCCGGGACGCTATCCCGTGGCCTTCTACTTCGAGCTGGCCTGCTTCTCTGAAACGGCAGCGAAACCGGGTGCTCCCTACATCATCTTCGATGAGGACTGCAACACCGAGCTCCGTGACGTGGCGGAGCTTGACGACCTGATTGATGAGCTGGAGAGCGCCGTCGTGCAGCTACGGGGTTGGCGAAAGATCATGGCGAGCCATTACGGCGAGCCTTACGTGAGCTAGCCTCGGTCGTTCCAGCCTCCGGGCTGGTGCCTCGCCGTCTCACGCGAGTGGTGAGCCTTGGTCATGGACTGCAGGTTGGCCCAGTCGTGGCCGCGTGGTCCGAGGGGGCCGAGGCCGTCGCGGTGGTTGACCTCGCTGGCTCGTGGCCGCAGCAGCTCGGGCAGGGCCATGCACTCGTCGCACTCGCAGTAGGGGTGCGCACGCAGGTACGCGGCGGCGGTGCGGCGCCATCGAGTGTCGTAGCCCTTGGCGGTGGGGGAGAGGCGGACTCGGCGTGCGTTCTGCTCGCAGGCGTCACAGCGGCCGGATGGAGTGAGGTTCGGGCACCCAGGCGTGGGGCAGACCTGCAGCGCCTTACGAGGCGGCATGGTCACCTCCGGACGCGCATCGGCCCGGCCGCGGTGATCGGGGCCGGGCCGGTAGTCGAGGGGGGTCAGCCTCGGCGACGGAAGAGGCAGACGAGCGCCGTGCGTTCACCGCCCAGGGCCTTGCCCTCGGCGGCCGCCATGTTGGACAGCATCCAGCCTTGCGCTTCGATCGCTTCGATCTGCTCGCCGACGCCGGACATGACGCCGGTGGACCGGTGGCTGACGTTCGCCTCAATAATCTTGAAGGTGAGGACCTGGCGGCCGGCGGCGTATGCCTCGGCGGCCGTCTTGGTGGCAACCTCGGCCTTGGCGTTGTTGATGAACCCCATGCGTACCCCCTGGGCGTAGGTGACGAGGGTCACATCATGAGCCGACCGGGAGGGGCGGCGTGGGCGGTGTAGCCGTTCCGTGACACGACGAAGCCCCGACCGGGGGGGAGTGGTCGGGGCTTCGTCGTGCGTCTTGAGGGGCCTCTCACCCGCGCGGCGTGGTCCCACTGGTTTGGGTGCCGCTTGCGGGAGGGTCCAGTCGCCTGGTCCCGACCTCCTGCTGGTGTCCGGGCATGCCGGACGTGCCTTGAGTGTTACACCGCGTGATCTGTGAGGTCAAGCTGCCGTGGGAGCCTGGCGTGCTTGGAGCTCGTTGAGGTCGACGAGGTCTCGTCCGGCGTGGTCGCGGCCGTGGTGGGTGAGGTGACCGCGGTGGAGCCAGACGCGGATGGTGCCGGGCTTGACGCCGGTGGCGGCCTGGGCGGCGTACAGGTCGATGAGGAGTGGCTCGCGCATGCGTCCAGTGTGGCTCAGCGCTACGGGCTGGGTGTCGTGGTCCAGTGGTCGAGGTAGCCGTGTTCCGGACCGCAGAGGTTCCACGGAGGCTCGAGGACCGTGCCGTCCTTGCAGACAGCCGTGAAGCCATGGTCCGGCTGGTCGTAACCTGGCGAGCCGTTGAGCAGGGCCCAAAACAGGAGTACCGCAGCCATGGTGATCAAACCGAGCACCATGATGGCCGCACGCCCCAGACGCTCCCGCATGCGCGGCTAATCCTCGTGCCAGGTGCCGGAGAACGAGCCGTCCTTGAGGCCGTAGGCGCGGCAGTGCGCGTCGATTCGCTGCTGCACCTCGTCGAGCATCTCGCGCCCGTTCTCCTCAATCCGCCGGCTCATCTCCTCGGCATACTCGTCGGAGTAGCGGCGTTCTCGGACCGCTTCCTCGAGCAGCTCCCGCTCTGCGTCGAGAGCCTTGTTCTTACGCCTGTATTCGTCCTTGAGTCGTTCCAGCTCGGCCTTACCGGGCTTGTCCTCTTCCACGATGGGCAGTTCGTCGGTCATCGCACCCCCTCTGTGTGCTGTGGTGATCCATTCTGCGCGGCGGGTGCGTGGCTGCGGTAGAGCGCGGTCAGTGGCCGTGAGGCGGGTACCACCAGCCGCAGATGGCGCAGTAGGTGAGGTCAGTGGCGAGGGCCATGAGGGCATGGAAGCGTCGTCGCACGGTGTCTCCTGGGTGGTCTACGGGCCGGTCTACGGCCGGTTCAGGTGGGGTCTACGGCCCCTTCTTCGGCGTCCTGAGCTGCGTCTACAGCCCCGGAAGGGGTGTCCACGGGCTTGGGGGAGAGGAGGGCTTGGATGTCGGCGGCGCGGATGCCCTTGCGGCCGGTGACCGAGCCGACGCGGATCTTGTCGACCGGCACGCGGCAGTGGTCGAGGAGCGCGCGGAGGCGGACGTCGTCGAGGTGTGCGGATGCAGGCCGGGCTTGGAAGGCGTCGTAGAGCTCGCGCAGGTGGATGCCGGGGCGGTCGCCGATGAGGTGCTGTATGCCGAGGAGAAAGTGCTGGCGGAGCTCCTCCTCTGTGGGCGGGATGGGGCGGCCGGCGCGCCAAGCGGCAACGGTGTAGGCGCCGACGGCGATGGCGAGGAGCCGGGGCTCCTGGTTGGCGGCGCGGGCGGTCATGAGCGCGCCGAGGCCGAGAGCTGCTGCGCGGCCGGCGCGGTTCTCGGCGAGGGCCCAGCCGCGGAGCTGGCCGAAGAGCTTGAGGTGGCCGACGGCGATGCGGCGGGGGTGGATGCGCTGGGCGGCCCACCGGGGCCTCCCGTGCCCGAAGCGGGGCACGGGAGGCAGTTCGAGGGTGTCGGCCTCGGGGTCGGTGGCCATGGGCGTGGTCAGGCGTTGCCGATGAAGCTGGCGAGCATCTGGCCGACGCTGCCGAAGAGCATGCCGAGCATGGTGCCGACCTGGGTGCCGGAGAGGGACAGGCCGAGGCCGAGGCAGACGAAACCGGGGAGCAGGTGCAGCTTCTTGGTGTCCTTGCCGTGCTTGTGCATCTGCCAGGCCCAGATGCCGAGCACGATGATCAGCAGGACGGAGATCGGTACGGATCCGCCGCTGGTCGGTGCGGCGGGCGGGGCGGCCATGGCGTGCGCGGTCGCGGTGTCGATGGCGGCGAGCAGGCTGGTCTTCATGGTCGTGTCCTTCAGTACGAGAGCGCGGTGATCGCGGCGATGAGCAGGAGGGCGCCGAGTGCGGCGCGGGTGAGGAGGCGGCGCGCCGTGGAGCCGGCGGGCAGCAGCCGGGTGGCGAGGAGCGCGCTGGGGATGGCGATCAGGCCGTAGTAGCCGAGTGCGTGGTACGTGATCACGGCTGCACCTCCTCGTCGAGGAGTGCGCGCACCCGCTGGGCTCGCTTCTGGCCGATGCGCATCCCGTTCTGGAGTGCACGCAGGGATGCGGGTCGGCCGCGCTGCGCCTGGTGGGCCGCGTCGATACGGCGGGCCTGCGGCAGCAGCGCGCGGTCCGCGGCTTCATCCGCACCGGGTGCATCCGCATCCATCTCGGCTGCATCCGGACCGCCGGTGGGGACGTCTACGGCCTCGTCGCCGTCCCACCGGGCGTGTACGGCGAAGAGGGTCTGATCTGCGGCGGATGCACCGGCGAGTGCGCGCGGGTGCGCGGTTGCGTCGAGTCGCAGCGCCATCCGGACCTGGGTGTCGGAGACGATCACGCCGTGGTCGCCGAGCACCTGCCGGACGCCGTCCGGGTCGAGGTCGGGATGCGCACTCGCCACGGCGAGTACGGCGTCGAGCGGCTGCATCTCGCGTAGCTCCCGGTACGCGACGACCGGCGCTGGCTGCGGCGGCCGGGCAGGCTCCCTGGTCTGCCAGGGGGACGGCAGGTCGAGGGTGGCGAGTGCGCCGGAGTGCAGCCGGGCCGCGAGGAGTTGCAGGAGTGCGCGGCGCTGCTGGGTGTCGGCGCCGACCTGCGCACGGCCGACGGCCCGGGACAGCTTGCGCTGCAGTCGTGCGCGGCGTCGGGTGCTGATGCTGTCGCTCTGCGCCAGGCGGGCGGCGAGGTCGACGGCCTGGGCGGTCCAGCGGTCGCGGGTGATCTGCTCTGCGGTGCGGTCCCGGGCGGCCAGGCCGAGGCGGGACAGGAGCCGCTCGCGGACCTCCCGGGTCAGGAGCGCGGCCAGGGACTGTGACCCGGCACCGGGCTTGGCGTGCCGGAGTTCGATGCCCATGGCGAGGTGCCACAGGACGGCGGCGAGGAACGGCCCGACGAACGCCCGGACGGTCCCGCCGATCAAACCCGACTCGGCGTAGGCCGGGATGACCTGGACGCCGGTGATGAGCCACACGAGCATGCCCGGGGTGCCGGGCGCGCCGGTGGTTTTCAGGTTCTGCCGGGCCATGAGGGCGGTGGAGAACAGGGCCATCTCGCCGGCGGCGAACATGGCGGCCCGTTCGGCGGTGGAGTTCATGTCGAGGTGGTCGGCGGCAAACCGCCAGGAAGTGTCGGCGCTGTATGCGGTGCATCCGGCGGCGGCCACGGCAGCGGCGATGACCGCGACCGGGGGCCGGTCTGCGGCGCGCAGGGCGCGGACCGTGGTCCACGCCGCTGCGCTGACTGCCGCCAGTGCCGCGCCGACGGCCGCGGCGGTGGGCCACGGGTTCGCCGTCGCCCACTCGTAGGCGGGGTGGATCAACGGTGCTCCTTGGCGAGCAGGGTGAGGAGCTGGCGAGCCGCGACTCGGACCTCGGCAGCCCGATCGACGAGCGCCTGGGCGAGCGCGTCGAGCGCGTGAGGACCCATCGGGTACCAGTCGCCGTCGATCTCGACGCTGACGAACGGGCGGGTGCCGAGCGGCTTGTCGGTGAAGGGCCGCTGCTCGAAGACGAACCGGAGGACGACCGCCGGCCCGCTGCTGGTGGGGACCTTCAGCTCCTGCTCGGCGCTGGTGTGCGTGATGTCGACACGCCACCCGTTGACCTGGTGGTAGTCGCCCGTGCACCACGTCGGGCACAGCGTGTCGACGTCACCGTGATCGCGGGTGGGCACGGTGACGACGCGGAACGAGGTCACTGGTGCTCACCGCCTTCGGGCTCGGCGAGCCGCTGGAGGGCGGCGGTGAAGCTGCCGAGCCGGCGCAGGCTGGCCGTGAGGGCGCCGAGCTCGTTGGAGGCGGCATTGGCCAGCCGCAGGAACTCGGCATCCTGCCGGACGGCACGGAGCGCGTCGCGGTCGGCCGGGCGCTCGTGCAGCGGTTCGTCAAGGTCCTCGACCTCGACGGCGACCCGCACGGCGTACCTGCTGGAGCGCAGGGCGCCCGATGTGCGCAAGGGGATGCCGTCTGCGGTGATCAGCCCGCGTTCGGCGCGGGCGGCCAGGTGGTAGGCCAGAACGAGGACCGTTCCGGCGACGTCGTCGTCGTGGATGCCGAGTGCCCGCCGCAGAACGGAGGGATGCTGCGCCATGAACTCAGGCATGCGGAGCTTGCGGCTGTTCATGCGCTCGTCACCCCCCGAGCGATGAGGCGCAGGAGGGCGGCGTACTCGCCGCGGGTCTGCTCGTCGCGGACGGACGGGGCGACAGCGAGGAAGTCCTGCTCGGCAGCGAACGCGGCCTCGGTGGGGCCGTGCAGCTGTTCGGCGAGGACGAGCGCCTGGGCAAGCCGGGTGGCCTCGCTCATGACGGCCTCGGGCCGGTAGCTGTCGAGCTTGCTGGCGAGCCGGTCGAGCATGGTGCGCGTGTCGTCGCTGAGGACAGCGGGGGCGGTGTCGTTCATCGCGCACCGCCGGCGCGGACACGGCGCAGGGCCTCGTCCATGTCGGGGTCGGAGTCGCCGGTCGCCTCGTCGAGTCGAGCGTCGATCAGTCGCATGACGAACTGGCTGACGCTGACGCGCTCGGCCTTTGCCAGGGCCGCCAGAACCTCAGCGCGCGAGCCCTTCAGGACGAGATGCACGTCGCGGCGACCGGCGCGGGGGTTGCCGCTGACGTTGTGCGCCGGCTCTTCGGCCAGGATGGCGGCGCGCTCGGCGGCGAGCGCGGCCTGCCGGTTGGGCAGGGAAGTCAGCTCCTTGCGCACGACCAGCGGCCACCACGCGCTCTTATCGCGGTGCTGCTCCCAACGTTGCGACTGGTTGCAGGTGATGCCGATGTACAGCAGACGATCGGCCGCGTCGTACATCCGGTACAGAGTGGTCGGCCCTTCGAACCGCTCGGTGGCGTGGCTCGGGCGGCGAGGGGTGCGTGTGGCCGCGCTTGACGCGCGGGTAGGCTCCTGCTGGTCCATGACGAGGTCCTGTCTCGTTCGTGGGCAAGTGACCGGATGGCGTTAGCGCGCCTTCCGGATGCCGGGTAGTCGCCCTCTGGCTTGGCGGTGGAGTCGCCTTCGCCAGGGGGCCTACTTGTTACTTTGTTCGGTTGTGGAGGTGGCTGGCGGTGGAGTCGCCGGCCCGTACTCGTTGATCGCTCTTCGTACTGCGCGGACGTCGATCCCGATCTCCCGGGCGACAGCCGACTTGCTGCCGAGTTCCAAGACACCTTCCGCGAACGCTTCGGCTCGTCGTCGGGCGCTTGCTGCGATCTCTGCTTGCAACTCGCGCTGCCGCCGATTCTCGGCTTCAACGCGCTCGCGCCAATCGGTGGTTGGCACATCACCAACGGTACTAGGACGCAGTGTCCTAGGCAAGGAGTTAGCGTCACTCAACTGGGTGACTTCGCGCCGGAATCGGCCTGGCGCGCCCTGCCCTCCCGCGCTGAGTGCACGGTGCGCATCACCTCTGCGGCGTGCCGGGCGCAGATCACGGCCTCGCCGTTCGGGTCGATCGCTTCGCCGGTACACCGATTGCCGTACCGGTTGGTCATGCGGCAGGTGACGATTCGCTCAGGCATGTCTCCTCCTCGGGGTCACGCGTCTCGATTCGCTCGTCGTGGTCGATGAGCTGCTTCAGGGCGGGCCAGGTGGCCGGCGGGAAGGAGCAGCCGCACCAGCGGCAGGCGACTGCCTTCTCGCCGGGGTAGCGGCGCAGGACTGCGCCGCAGATGTTGCCGCTCTCATCGACAGCCGGGCAGGCACCCAGGCGTACCCCGCGCTCGCCCGGGTCGCGGGGGTCGATGATCGACAGGATGTCCTTGACGAGGTTCCGGATTTCCCTGGCGAACGTGCCGGCCTCGGGCCAGGACATGGCGATCCAGGGCATGCCGGCGGTCAGCGCGTCGACGGCTGTACGCAGCCGCTGCTCGGCCGACCCCGCCCGCTTCGGCTCGGTCATGGAGCGGTCGGCGTGCACGGCGGCGTGCCAGTCCTCCACGACGCCGACGATGCCGCCCGGGCCGCGGAGGTTGAGCACGGGCTCGGAGACGGGCAGCGGGGCGTCCACAGCCTGTGAACGGCCGTACTGGGCGCTGGCCCGCCCTCCCGGGTGCAGGAAGGCGGCCAGCGCGACGTAGAGGCCTGGGAGTGAGTCGAGGCGGGTCAGGGTGGCCGTGGTGCAGCCGCGGCACAGCTGGCCGTCCTCGGCGTCGCCCTCACACAGTCCGCAGATGCTCACGCCTGCTCCTGCCGAGCCAGGATGTCGCGCCAGCCGGCTGCCTCGAGGTGCTTCTCGGCGCGGGCGAGCTGACGATCGGCGTTGTGCGTGATTCGTCGGGCGTCCGCGTACTGATCGATGAGCATTACTGCACCCATGGTCAGCACGCCGAGGTCGAAGCCAAGGAACAAAGCGGTGAGTTCGGAGGGGGTCACGAGGTCTCCCTTGCTCGAAAGGCTGGAGGGGCAGGGCGGGGCGCGGGCTAGAAGGGCGGCTCGTCGGACCCACCGGCTGAGGCCGGGGTGCGCCCCGGTGCGGGAGCGGGCGGGGTGCCCAACCCGCCGCCGGTGGGCTGCTGCTGTGCCGGGCGGGCACCGCCCCAGCCGTCATCCGTGGGCGTGCCGCCACGGTTGCCACCGCCGGTCTTCTTGGTGACGACGGCCGATGCATAGCTGAGGGACGGACCGACCTCGTCTGCGTCGATCTCGTACACGGTCCGCTTGACGCCCTCGCGGTCCTCGTAAGACCGCTGCTTGAGGCGGCCCTGGACGATGACGCGCATACCGCGGCCGAGGGTCTCGGCTACGTTCTCGGCGGCCTGGCGCCATACGGAGCAGGTGAGGAACAGGGCCTCGCCGTCCTCCCACTGGTTGGTGGTCTTGTTGAACGTCCTCGGGGTGGAGGCGACGCGGAACTTGCAGACCGCGGCGCCGGCCGGGGTGAAGCGGAGCTCGGGGTCATCGACCAGGTTGCCGACGATCGTGATGGTGGTCTCTCCAGCCATGGGACTGTCTCCTCGGAGGTTGATCGTTTTCGGGGTGCCGCGAAAGTGACAAGGGTTTTCACTAGACGGGCGTCCGCAAAGTGATCAAGGCCCTAGGTTCGGCGGTAGTTGAGTTCGCGGAGCTTGGCGGCGTGCCTGATGGCGACGCCGCGGCGGCGGGCGGCGGCGAGGGCTGCGCGGCGGCGCTTCTCCCGCTCGATACGGGCACGGGCAGCGGCCACACGTTCGGCGACGATGTCGGCGACGTTCATGAGAGCGGCGGCTGGATGGCGGGGGCGGGGCCCTTGGGGTACTCGGGGCTGGTCCAGAGGGCGCCGTGGGCAAGGAAGACGGGGTGGATCTCCGTCTCGGGGTTCGCAGCCTCGTCGAATCCGGTGACGACGGAGGCCCAGGCGACGATCGGGCAGACGATGCGGTCCCCGTCATTGAGGTCGGTGACGGTGACGCTCCAACCCGGCTCGGCTGGGGCGAGGGCGATGGTGGCGTGCATGGCGTACATCAGGCTCCTTATGTGGTTGGTGAGCTCGTCCTCGTCCCGTTCCGCTGGGACTGGTGTTGCTGTGTGACCTCGTCCTCGTCCCACCTAAAGGAGTGGGACGAGGGACGAGGTCTCACTCACCTCGTCCGGACGAGGTGGGGACGAGGTGGGGACGAGGTCATGCGGCGTGTTCGTCGGACTTGGTCTTGGTCGTTACGGCGAGCGAGTGGAGGGTGGCGTTCCGGGGGCCGGGAGCTACCGCGATCTGCCCGCTGTCCACCAGCTCGGCGACGGCCCGGCGAACGTCCGCGGCCTTGCCGGTGACGCGGTCCTCGATGCCCTTGCCGGTGAGCGGGGCACGCGCCTTGCCGAGCGCCTCGAGGACCTTGTGCTTGATGGCGTTCATGCGCTTCTGGTCCTCGCCCTCCTGTCGCTCCTGCTCGTCGCGCTGGACGGGCGCGTACAGGTGCGCTTCGGCGAACTCGGCCGACTCGGATTTGATGACCAAGTCGGCGTACCAGTGCAGGCCGCTGGCGTGAGGCAGGCCGTTCTTGCGTAGCTGTGCTGGTCGGTCCTTCGCGATCCGGATGCGGGACTTGCCCGTGACGCCGACGCCGAACGGCCGGATGTTCTCCAGGGTGTACATCGCGCCGTTGAGGCCGTTGAGCTTGTGGACGCCACCGATGCTGTACCGGCCCCGGTTCTCGCTGGACTTGACGACGTGGTCGAGGGTGACTACTGCGGCGCCAGCTGCCGCGATGGGGCGCAGCAGCTGGCGGCCGAAGGCGGCGATGTCGGTGTTGTCCTTGAGCTCGAGCCCGAAGAGGGACATGCCTTCGGTGACGCCGTCGACGATGGCGAGGGTGGGGCTGAGGTGGAGCAGCTGGGCCAGGTCGAGCAGGTCGATGTTGCTCGGGCTGTTCTCCGGGCGGACGTAGTGGAACCGGTCCAGGACGTCGGCCGGTACGGCGCCGAGGGCGAGGAGGCGACCGACGACGCCGCCTGCGTCGTCCTCGAAGTCGATGTAGAGGACGTGGTTGCCGTCGTTGATCTCCTGGAGGCAGGCGATCAGGGCGAACCAGGTCTTCCCGGCTTCTGACTCGCTGGCGATGCTGTTCATGCGCCCCGGGTAGAACAGCCCGGCTCCGTCGTCCCGCCGTCCGACGGACGGCTGCGGCGGCTGGTATGAGCCGTCGAGCACGCTCCGCAAGTCCTGGGCTCCCCAGGTGCGAGGCGCTGGCTCTCGTTCCGTCCGCTCCGGCGCGGCGTCTCCCCAGTCGTAGGGATCCGGCTCCTCGCCGTCCGGGCCGAAGTACGCGTCCATGGCCGCGTCGATGTCGGTGGTCATGCGACCCGCCTGCGGTCGCTCGGGCGGGTGGCGGCGCTGTCGAAGGAGTTCCGGGCTTCCGACTCGGTCAGTCCGACGGCGGCCGCGGCGTGCATCAAGGCGGTGTGCGCCTGGCCGAGGTCGATGAGGCCTTGCTCAGCCAGCTCATGAGCGCGGCATGCGGCGAAGTACAGGCTGTTGTTCCGGCCACGCTGCTTGTCGCCGGCCACTGAGTCCATGACGTGCTGGACCAGGTCCTCGACGCTCCACAGCTTCCCACCGCCTTCCCGCCTGCTGGCCTGCGTGGGCCGCGGGAACGGGTGGCGGGGTGCCTGGCTGGGAGCGGGCAACGGCTGCTTCTCCTTACGGGGCAGCAGCGCGCTCGGCCAGGGGGTGGCGGGCAGGCGGAACAGGCCGTCGCCTGCCCAGCGGTACCTGGCGCCTGAGGCATGGACGGAGGGATCGAGGAGGATGTAGCCGTTGTGCTTGAAGTCGATGCCGGGGAACGGCTCGCCGGGCAGGTCGAAGCCGGGGGAGAGGTACAGCAGGTGCAGCCCGTCCCCGCCGGTGATCTGCATGGTGGTGCCGGGCAGGACGCCGACGCGCCCTTCGAGGGCAGCCAGGGACCGGCTCCCGCCGTTGCGGGGGTCGATGTCGAGGACGGCCCATCCGTTGAGCTTGCAGGGGGCGCCGATGTTGGCGTCGGGTTCCTCGGTCCACCAGTGGCGGATCAGGTCCGTGTCGGTGGTGGCGGCCCAGAAGCCGTGGCAGGTGGGGACGCCGCAGCGGCATTCCTCGGGGCGGTGCTTGATGTAGAGGCTGCTTTGCTTGTCGCAGCGCGTGCAGTTGGCGTAGGGGGCCTTGCTGCGGCGGACGCGGAAGACCTTGATGCCGAGTGCGGCGTATGCCAGCGCGGCGTCCAGGGGCCGCGCGGGGATCTTGGTGCCGACTTTCACGAACGGGCTCTCTTCTTCGAGCAGGGTCTGGTTGTCCGTGAGGGGCGGGCGCTGCCGCCAGCAGCGCCCGCCTGGCCGCTATGCGGTGTCTCGCATGCCGCGGGCGACGTCCTCGGCCATGGCCGTGATGGCCTCGCACCAGCGGCGGGCGGCGGCGCGGACGCACATCGGGCTGGGCTGCTCCTCGAGGTCGGCGCGTACCGAGCCGAGGGTGACGTGGAACCGGGCCTGCTCGGCGACGAGCGCGAGGTGCGCGGCGCCCTGGTCCTCGTCCTCGGGGAGGCTGACGGGCTCGGTGATGGGCCACTGGCCTGCGGTGCGCTTCACTTGGCACCGTCCACGTGGGTTTCGATCCAGCGGGCGAGGTCCTCGAACGATTCCGCGAACTTGCCGGTGGCGATCGCGTAGATGGCGCGGAGGTTCACTTCGAACTCGGCGGCGTTCTGTGCGGCCGCCGTGGGGGTGGCGCCTCGCGCAGCGAGGTACCGCTCTGCGGCGAGCGGGTCAGGCTCAGCCCATGGGGCGGGCGTCTCAGCCGCCACCTCTGCGACGAGGCGGAGTGCCGCGTCCTGGATCTCCGACCCCTCGCCCAACCCGTTGACGGCGGCGAGGAACTGGGCACGTTCGGTGTACGTCAGCGGGTTCACGCCGCCTCCTTGTTGACGTTGGCCTGGTGGAAGATCGTGCGGAGCTTGGCGCGCTGGTCGTCGGTGAGTGGCGGCGCCTGGCTGACGAGGCGGTCGATGCGCTCCCAGTAGCCCGCGGGCCGCGCCGGCCGCCCGGGGGCGCCCCCGACCGTCGGGGTCTCCTGCTCGGCGGTCACCGGTGCGCCTGGGGGGCGGCGCGGTGTTTGCGGAGGGCCCTTAGGCGCGGGATGAAGCGCTCCAGGTCAGCGATGAGCTGGGCGGCTCCGGTCACGTCCAGTTCGGCGTTGGAGTTCGACTCGGCCCAGATGGCGATCGTGCTGTGAGGGTTGTCGGGCTCGTCCGACTCGTAGATCTCGGCGTTGATCAAGCGTCCGAAGGCGCCGGGTGCGGTGATGCTGTACGTCTCGGCGGCCGGGTCGCCAGGCGCGATGCCGTCGAGCTGGTCAGCCAGGGCCTCAACCTGATCCAGGTGCGCGCGCAGCTCGGCGCACCGGGCACGGGTCTGCTCCGGGGTGAGGTCCAGGTCGAGGAACCCGATGAAGGGCGCGCCCTGCTCGTCGGCGATGATGCTGGCGGGAAGGACGCGGTCACCGAGACCGTCCGCGTTGGGCGCCTCCACGTATACGGACGCGTGGGTGGAGTGAGCTCCAGCCTCGACGCACCAGTCATGAGCGGGGCAGATACTCGTCGCGTGTGCGACGGCTGATCGGGCCGCGATCGAGTCGGTCACAGGACCTCCCTCCCGTTCTTGACGACAGTCGTGGCGGTCATGGAGGCGGGGAAGGCGTCCTCAGCCAGGCCGTGGAAGTGGGCGATGAGCAGCCGCGCGACGGCGTCGCGCTCGACGGGGTCCTGGCCGGCGGGCATGGCGAGGATCAGAGCGCCGGACCGCTTCTCGATGAGCTGGCCGTAGAACCACGACTGGGTGACGCTGGTGATGTCGACCAGGGTGGCGTTCTGCTCGACGAGCAGCTGCGGCAACGGGGCCGCGATGACGTGCTCGACGGTGGGAACGGGCTGGCCGACGTTCGACTCCACGCCGGGGGGTGTTGTCGGTAGAGTGTTCATTTGAACGCGTCCTCTCTCTGCTGTCAGGCGGGCTGGGTGAGGCGTTCGCTCGACGGCGCTGAGGGGGCAACCTCGGCGTCGTCGCTGTCTTCCCGGGCGATCTGCAGGACCCGGAGCATGTCGGCGGTGATGACGCGGTAGCTCTTGCCGGCGCGGATGACCGCGCATGGGAATGCTTCTGTCTTGGCCAGCACATATGCGGTGGTGCGGCCCAGTCCGAACGCCTTCGCTGCTGTCTCTACGTCGACGACGGCCGGGAGGTCGAGGAGCTCGCGGCGTGTCAAGCCAGTTCGAGTCGCTGTCATCTTTCGTGACACTCCTTGCGGAAGTTGCTTCCTGGGGAAGTAACAGGAGTGTGTTCCGGACATCCGGTCGATGTCAAGCGCTGTTGTCTTGTGCAGACACAGAACCTGTGTCACCTTCTCCGCTGTGACACAACGTCCGCCGTAGGCCGTCCCCTGCCGGTTGGTGCGGACACAACCTCCGTGGGAGCCTCGCTGTCATGGCACAAGAAGACGTAGCTGACCTGGACTGGGGCAGTCGCCTGACGCAGAACATCGCTCGGGAAGTGCGGCGGTACCGCCAGAAGAAGGGGCTCAGCGCTCAGCAGCTCTCCGACCGAACGGTCGAGCTAGGGATGCCAATCCAGCGCTCGGTGCTGGCCAACCTGGAGAGCGGACGCCGAACGACGGTGACCGTGGCAGAGGTCTTGGTGCTGGCGGCAGCGCTAGGCGTGCCTCCGGGAGTCTTGATCTTTCCCGTTGGATTTGCGCAACACTGCGAGAACTTGCCTGGAAGCTTTCCCGAGCCTATTTGGGCGATCGAATGGCTGTCCGGCAGAGCGATCCTTGGGGAAGAAGAGGTGGAAGAGTATGCCGAGTCGCCTCTGGGGCTAATCCGCACGCATGAGGAGCGCATGGAGTATCTGATGCGCGCTATCCGTCGTAGGGATCAAGCGCGAGAGGAGTTCTCGCAGCAATCGGAAGAGGATGGTGATGCGCTCCGGCGATATGACCTTGCGATGGCAGAGTTGAAGGAAATCGGTGAACAGATGCGGCGACTGAATGAGTCCATCAAGGCTGGCGGTCATGTGGATTACGATTACTTCAGGGATCTTAAAGATGAACATGACCGCATTTATTCGACCGTGCAGATGTATCAATCCCGAGCTGCGCAGTATCGGTATGCAAGGGACCGTGTCGAAAGGCTTGAGGAGCAGGTAGTGAAGGCTCAGGGGCGCCTGCTGGAGTCGCGTAAGGAGATCAAGGCGAGGGGACTTGTGCCGCCGCTCCTTTTCAAGAAGCTCATGTACCTGGACCCGGATGCTCCTGTCGCTCTTGATGACATGGACAAGCGGCGGGAGATGCTCCCTGAGGCGCTGGAGGTTATTCCGACCGCGAGCGATGTTGATGAGGTTGACATTGAAGCACCGGAAAATTCAACCGAACTTTCTGGCGCCCCTGGTCGACTTTCCGAGTCTGATGCCATTGAGATCATGAATGAGTTGCGGCCGCACCTCAAAAGAGAAATTGCAGCGGCTTTTTCTGAAGTGCTGCGTGAATACGGCGCTGGGGAGTCGTAGAGGTTCGCCACGCCATTTTGGTCATGCTCCTGGTTGGCGCTTCCACAGCACGTCGATCGTCTCGTAGTCGAAGTAGCCGCCGTCGGGCATCCGCCCGCGGCGGGCGGGTCGTACCGTGACGGTTGCCAGTGACCGCAGGACCGCGCGCCGCTGGTCCAGTGGCATGTCGTTCCATGCCTTGCGCACGTCTGGCGCGCCCACCAGGGGCACCAGCGGGTCCGTCACCGCGGCCCGCGCCAGCTGCTTGTTGACGCCCTCCAGCTGAGCCCGCGCCGTGTCTGATCCTTCGGCGAACTGGGCCATCGTGATCTGACCGGCGCCGAACAGGCCGGCAAGGTCCGTGAGCCGACGCCGGATCTGCTCGCTCTCGACCTGCAGGGCGGCCACGTCCACGTCGCCGGGACCGGGCAGTAGCAGGTCCGCAGCGTCCGGCCGGGACAGGCGCTCGATGATGAGGTCCTCGATGTACTCGTCGAGCTTGTCGGCCCGTCGACCTCCGCCGTGCTTGGACTTGCAGCGGTAGCTCGGGTGCCCTGCTCCGCCGGCCTGGCCGGACGTCATGGTTTCGGTGCAGCCGGGCAGCCCGCAGCGGTAGATGAGCGAGCCGAACCATCTTGGCTGGGCGCCGGGCGAGGTGCGTCGGGACGGGTCCTTCAGGATCGCTACGACGGCCCTGTGCTTCGCTTCGGAGACGATGGCGTCCCAAGCCCCTGTGCCGATCTCCTCGCCCCTGTAGACGGCGATGCCGGCGTTCCTGGGGCGGAGCAGCATGTCCCGGGCTTCCGTGTCCCCGATCGGGTTGCCGCGGGTGGTGGTGAACCCCTTGTCGGCCAGCCAGCGGACCCAGCCCTTGACCGAGCCGCCGGACAGGAGCATGTCGTGTCCGGTGTCGATCGCTGCTGCCTCCTCGGGGACGGCCTTGTTCATGTCGAGGACGGGCACCTGGATCTCATTGCCGGTCTCCTTGTCGACCTTCGTGCGCATCTCGCCGGTCGGCACGCCCCACCCGAACGGGCGAATCCCGCCGCCCCATTCGCCGGCCTTGGCCTTCTGTAGCCGGGCCCGGGCGACGCGGGCGCCCTTGTGCTCCGACTCCTGGCGCGCGACGGCCCCCAGGATGCGGGCGGTCATCCGGCCCGACGGCGTCGACAGGTCGATGTGTCCGGCCTGGACGGTGTGGGTCGTGACGCCGCGCCGTTCGGACAGGTCGATGAAGTCGTCCAGTTCGCGGGTCGACCTGTGGAGACGGTCGGTGTGCCAGGCGAGGACGACGGTGGCGTCGCCGTCGTCGAGGCCGCTGAGCATCTCGCGGTAGTCCTTGCGGGGCTTGCCGGAGTACGCGGAGATGTCGTTGTCCACGAAGATGCGCACGACGCGGTACTCGACTTCGGGTGTTGAGAGCCGTTCGGCGAGGCCGTGGCAGTCGTCGATCTGGCGCTGCGTGCCGAGGCCGGCGCCCTCTCGGTCCTGCGAGATGCGGGCGTAGATGTAGCAGCGGATGACGCGGCGAGTGGCTGCGATGGCGGCCTCGAGATTCAGCGGCAT